AAAAGAAGGAATCCGTAGCTACAGAAGCAGCATTTACACCTGCTAAAGTTGGTGCGGTGGTTCCAACAAAAAGAAACCCTACCGCATAAAGCTGACCAGCTACTTTATTAAAGGCTGGAGAAAGAACTTTAGGATACATGGTGTTTGCTACTGTCCACATTGTAACGTCGTTAGCATGTGCTGTAAGAAGTGTAACATCACCAGTAGCTTCATTAACTTGATAAATACCAATACGACAAAGAGTAACCGTAGCAGCTGCCGTAGCAGAAGTCATTGATCTTATATTAGTAATAGACTCTGATCTATTTCCACGGAAATAAACAAGTGTTAATTGTGTACTTGAAATTACAAGAGTAGCTGGGTTAGTAACCAGACGGCGATCAAAGAGAGCTTGACCTGGATTCAGGTCACCGAAACTGGTAAATGGGTCAAGAAGTGGAACTCCACCAACCTTCATAGGCCCATTAATATTATAGGTGGCGCCGGACGCAAGATGGATATTTCTATCCTCATAGAGAACGGTATCGTTGACTGTATCGGGTTCTGCCATTAGTTCTCCTTTAGAGAATGTTTGTGGGGGCGAGCCGGCGGATGCTCAAACCCCCACAAACTCCGCCGCTCAGGACTCGGTGATATTGGTCATCTTGCCGTGAGCATCCCTTTGGTGTGTACCCATCTGCCAATACTTCTTCATGAAGCCTTCAAAGGCATCATAATCAGTAACCCACTTAAGAACTGAGTTGTCCCGATCTTCCCAATACCATTCCTTATCACGCCAAATCTTGATCTGGTTTTCCGTGATGAAGAACATATTCTTAGCCGGGCAATCAGGATCGGCCACAACAGGCAAATCCTTTTCACCATACATGAAGGAAAGTCCCGTAAGACCGCCTTCCCAAGTCTTAGGCTCGTTGTAACGCCGCATGGAAGTAAGAAGGTTCCAGTACGCACGACGAACACCAAGAGAGCAGAAAATCGCCGAAGGAATCTTGCCACCAGCAGTACGGATGTTATCCATTGCCTGAATCATGGCGAGTTCAGTAAGAGCCGTCGTAGTGGAATCCTTATACGACGCCCACTTCGGAGTAGTAGCTGGATCGAGTCCGTGGAGAGCACCAGTAGAATCAACGATCTTATTCAGACCAGTTGGTTCCTGGTTGTAGTCACCAGTACGGGAAACGTAGTTACCAGCAACGGTAGTTGGTGCAGTACCACTTACAGTAAACGTAGTGCTGCTGTTAACTGCTGAAACTAGAACAGCAGTACCGTTAGCAACAGGAGTACCTGCGTTGGTAAGGTCGATAACCATACCTTCATCAATGTGAGCAGTAGAGTCAACTGTAACTACCTGACCAGCGATAGAAACTACCTTGGCCTTAATACCAGAAGCTACAGCAGCATCAATGTGGCCGTAAGCAATACGGTTTTCATCCTTACCCAAGTCATCCTTAAGGCCGTCCATTTCAACGTCCATTGCACTAGCGAATGACTGGCGGTCACTCTCAGCAAGTGCAATAAGTTGGCCGGTTAGACGAACACGGCCATAACCGTACTTAAGGTTTTCCTGTGCAGGCTTCAAACCCTGACGGCCCGCAGGAGCTAGCTGGACATTCTCTGCACGGTAGGAGATACCGGCGTTACGAGAAATCCTAACAGGGAAGGTAACATACTTACCGCCAACGGCGTTAGTACCTACACCCTCAGCGGTTCTTTCGATCCGCTTAATAGTGATCCGCTCTTCGTTAAGCTGATCGTTGATGTTACCCTCGTAGACTTCTTTGAGGATACCAGCAACTGTGGTCATGGTTGCAGACATTGTTATCCTTTATTGATCGGAAGCTGCCAGCATGTTTGCAATGACAGCACGTCGTTCCTTGCCTCGCAACTTTGTAATATCGACATTATCCGTAGGGACTCCACCTTGACCCCCCATAACCTTTGGGGCTTGTCGTTGAGGACTGCCACCGCCGCCATATTTCTGAACCATTTGATTCCACTCTTGCATGGCCCTATTAATATCGCCGTGGTTCCCCAACCGGAGGAGGATAAAGTCGTCATCAAAGTCACCAAAGCGTTGGTGCATCGCCCCCAACACTTGATCTAACTGCTCGAATTCTTCTGCTTCGGCTGCCGCAGCTTCTTGCTGTTCTCGCCAAGAACGAAGTTCTTCTAGCTCACTAACTACGTTCTGCTGGAATACTTCATTAGGATCATATTCCTGCTGCTCGTAGTCTTGTTGTTCATCGAATGGGTTGTACTCGTTCATTTCTTGCTCCACTGCGAGGATTCGGAGTAGTTCTTGTTCAAAGCCCTCTCCATATTGTTCTTGTAGTCCTTCCCACATCAGCCGAAAAACGGCTTCAGGGTTAGCTCTGAAGTTATTGGCAAAATTAACGTACTGAGTCAGTTGATCTTCTGGACCCAGGGCTTCGTACTTCTTAATTCTGTCGGCATAACTTTGGAACTTCTTGGTAACTCCAGCATCCCAGTCTTTAATGTAGCGCCCTACTACTGCACGGTCGGCTGCTGGAATGTTACTTAGAAATTGATTACTAAGACCTAAATCCTCACCCGGCGCCGTTGTTTGCGGCTGCGACTGCGGCTCCTGCTGCTGCCCCAGGTCCACTGTTATTTCCGGTGTAACTTGATCCATTTTGTCCTTCTAACCTAGGGCTGGCGGCAGATTCCGCTCCCGGTTTAGCCATTTCATCAGCTTGCGCTGCGTTCCGTTCCTTCAACAGTTCCATCTTGTGCTCATCTACATGATCTTGCACAATCTGCTGAATTTCGGGGGGAAGTAATTCATATTCCTGCGATTTTTGGAATGCTTGGTGCTCCTGAATGTGAACTTCATGATCGTCATAACCATTAACAGTTATGTCATACATCTGTGGTTGACCAGTTTGAGGATCAATAATTGGTTCACTAGTAGTTGGGTCCAACATTTGTTCTTGCTTATTTTGCGGCGGCATCGGTTGACCCGTCATTGGATCAATCTGCATCTGTGCTCCGGGCTGAGGCTTAGTTAGCTTCTGTCCCTGAGACATATAGACGTTTTCTCTCGTTGCCTGCCGGTTATCGAGCATTAATTCATCATAGAGTTTGTTAGTTTCAGACATTTGTAGGTAACGGAGTGCCCGTGTAGGGTCAATAGCTCCCATTTTCATGAGTTCTGTAATGAACGCTTGCTTTGCAGCTAGACTTCTAGGAGCCATAGAGTTGGACTCGACTCGGAAATCCATTACAGGATTCAAGTCTCCAGCCTTAAACTCCCGAACTTCCATGTATTGGTTCTTGGAAGTCATGCGAACAATGCGTTCAGCAGGCCAATAATCATAGACATTGGCTAGAATCTGAACACCAGTTTCTTGAACAGCTTCCTCAATACTAGATACGCTTGCATGTAGGATGGTATCATTTTCTTCAGCTAGATAGGCAATAGCACTTGCAGCTTCTACCCCAGGTGGTGTTTGACCCTTGGATACTTCGGTCTGCGCAGAGATATCATCCATATCTTGGATAGTGAATTGGAGTTCTTGGGGAATAGAAGCAGGTAACGGTGGTTGGTCAAGTGGACGTGGTGGGTCGAACCCCATATTAATGGGAAGTAGTAATCCCGGCTTCGAGTTAAATTTACGAGGGTCAAATGAGCCTGCGACATAGGACCATTGTGGCTTTCCAGCGAGGTTACGGTTCTCCAGCATAATGCTGCGAGTACGGTTATATTCCTTCTGGCTTGGAATGAGAGACTTAATTACTGATTCAGAATAGAACATTCCTGTAGGAATGTGGTCAATCTTTGCAAAGGGGAAGTGTGCGTGTCGGTATGGATAAGCGTGTTCATAATTGAGTTTTGGGTCACCGTCAACTCGGGGGTATTCTTTATTACCTACAGGCTGCCCTTTTGAATCTGTTACTCCCTCGTTCTGATAACTAGAGTTTCTTTGTTGTTCTTCTGGGTTTGGGTAACCAGGGGGTTGTGGCTTCTGGAACAAATCCATTAGCTCTTGATCTATGCCGCTGCCGCCGGAAAGTTGAGCCATAGGATCAGCACCCATACTGGGATCAGAACCTAGCTCATCCATAGGGTTGGAGCTTTGTTCGTAAACGTAGAGAATCTTGTTCTCTCCGTAAACGAAGAAGCAACCATTTGGGTAATCCTTACACGGCTTGACGTAGACTTCTTTTATGTAGCATTGCTTTTCGTTATTACCCTGTTTGATCCCAATTCCTGAAATGAACCGTGAGTCAATAATTGTAGAGCTAGCATCCGTCCCAGGAGGAAGTTCAACCCCGTAAGTGTTGTAGACTTTCTCAGGGGAAACGGTTCGTGCGTGAATAACGTAATCTTGCGCTTCGAGTTCAGTGGCCTGTAGGTTAGGTACAAATAGGTGGAATGCTGTGACTGGTTCAAAGTCGATTTTGCCGGGTAAACCGTCAATGTCAGGTTGAGTAGGGTCATAGTAGTTCTTAATGAATGCCGTGCCGCAGAGAAGCATCCAGAGAGTAGCTTCCCTGCGACGACGGTTGAAATACTTGGTTCGCATCAAGTATTCGGCAATAGAGTCGCCAGCCATTGCAGCAAGTCTGTCTTTTTCTTCCGTGCTCTTTGGAACACAGTAGAACTGCGGCTCTTCTTTGGTGAGGTTCGTTAGTTCTTTTCTAACAATTCTCAGGATACGGTTTGCTGTATGCCGCACTCTCCAACGGTCTGCTGTAGGTGCCTCTGCAATAGAGAAACCTTGGCCGCTGGGGTTCTTTGTTGTAGCAATCCATTGACGTCCATAAAAGAACGCCATATTTTCATGCCACTGGCGCTCGAAGTTAATGCGTGCTTGTTGACAGGACTTTAGCCGTTCGTCCCACTTGGCGACTAGATTTGAGTCGGCTGATCCTGTAATAGCCATTTAACTATTATTTTGAAGTAGAGGTAGGAGAGGTGGTAGACGTAGGGTTTGCTGCCTCTACAGGAACTACAGTGCCAGCAGGAACAGTCGGGTTGTTTTCTGCATTCTTGGCAGCTTCGTCTCGTTCCTTTTGTGCATCTTCCGCAGCCTTAAGTCTAGCATCAAGAGTATCTTCCGTATCCGGCTTCGGATCGTAGATATCATCAGGAATGGTATTCTTGAAAGCAGTGTCGACTCGCTCGCCACTCTGCTTCATAATCTGGCCTGGAAGAATACCGAACTTACCCATAGCTGCACGGAACTCTTCTTCGGAAATCTCTTCACGAAGAAAAGCCATAGTTGCATCTTCGGCAGTTTGAATCGGTGGTGGACCGAACTTGAACTTGGTTGAATCTAGCTTAGCCGGGTCCACAGCCTTACTAGATTTGTCAGAACTAGTATCGCTACTAGTCGTTGCTGTTGCCATCTGTTGCCTCCAAAAAGACTAGTGGATCGGCGTATCCTGAGAAATCCTCAGGAGGTTCATCTTCAGGTTCCGGTGTCGGTAGCGAAGTGTTCTGTGAATAATTCAAGCTGATCTGGTGGTTCAGGAGTTGTATCTGGTTCAGGAATAGTTGGGCTTGGTTCTGGAGTTGGGTTACTAGATTCTGGTACGCTTGTATCAGGAACTGCTCGTCCAAGGATTAACTCCTCTTGTGAATCATAGGTTGGTTCTACATCCTTGTAGGCTTCGTGTCCAATCATAAAGATTTGGATTTGACGAGAAGCTTCTTGTACTCTACTTAGCCAACATTCATTGCACAAGAAGATTTGACCATCGTTAACTGGGTTGAAGTAGTTATCAATGGGAAGGTCTAAAAGGAGGAACCACTCACGGTTACCACCTACACCGCAAGTGATACATACGTATGGCGGGTAGTTAGGCTTCTCTAGGATCATCATTACCATTCAATTCCTAACACTTCGTCCCTT